CGGATGACGAAGAAGAGCAGGTAGCCGCAAGGCTTGTCAGTCTCTCACTGAAATCGGTGAGAGACGCCTGCGGGGAGTATCTCCGGAATGTGCCGGAGTAAGGAGGACAAATGGAAAAGACAGAGTTTTTGGATAAGGTGAGAAGCATCGTCGAAGAGCGCGAAAGACAGCACGGCTCTCCGAAGGAGATTTTTGAGACCATCGCGATTTTCTGGAGCGACTATCTGAATCGCACTCACGGTTTCATGATGGACCTCTCCGGCATGGATGTGGCGCTCATGATGAATCTCTTCAAAATCGCAAGAGTCATTGAAAATCCAAAAGGGTCGCTCGACAGCCTCATGGACATCGCGGGCTATGCGGCGTGCGCGGCAGAGGTGGGCGGCCTGCTGAGTCAGGACAAGTAAGGAGGACAGCATGGCATTCGGAGAGAAGCTGAAAGTGCTGATGCGTGACCAAGGTCTTACGCAGTCCGAGCTGTCGGCGCTTACCGGAGTCGGAAAATCCTCTATCAGTCAGTACCTCTCCGGTAAAAATGAACCCGCGAAAGAGCGTAGGCGCGAATTTGCACGCGCCCTCGGCGTACAGGACGACTACTTCGAGCAGTTCGCGCCAATCGCGGAGGTGAGGCCGAACGATGCTGTGAATGTACCGGTCGACCTCATCGCGCGGCTCATGGGAAAATCGAAAGCATTCGTTACGCAGGGTCTACAGGACGGCGTTTTTCCTTGGGGTTACGCCGTGAAGCTTAAGCAGTGGAGCTATTTCGTCAGCGCGGTGAAATTCACAGAGCTGACCGGAATTGAAATACCGATGAATAAGGAGGAATAAGCATGAAGATTACAGTCACATTTGATTCCCTCGACGAACTCGAGGCTTTTAAGGGCACGGCGGTAGTCGCCCCTCAGAGCGCGCAGAAGCCCGTAGAAGAGCGGGAAGCGCCGAAGGCAAAGAAGTCTGCGCCGAAGGAAGAAATGCCTTGGAAAGAGGCATCTACGGAGGCAGAGGTACCGAAGAAAGCGGCTGCACCGGCAGTCACCGAGGATTTCCGGGTTGAGGTCCGCAAGACGCTTGCACAGCTCAACAAAAAGACCGGGGGAAATGAAGCGAAGGAGCTTATTAAAGGCTTTGGCGTCTCCAAGCTCACCGAGGTGAAGCTTGAGGACTTACCGGCGCTCATGGAAAAGGCGCAGGCGGCTCTCAATGCCGAGTGATCACGCACTGCTCTCGCCGAGTAGCGCCAAGCGGTGGCTTAGCTGCCCTGCCTCAATCGCCCTTAGCGCAGGGATTCCGGAGCCGCCCGAGAGCCCCTACGCCGCAGAGGGCACTCTGGCACACGCGGTCGCAGAGTCAAAACTCCGGATGCTTTCCGGAGAGATTACACCGGCGCAGCATGAAAAGCAGATGAAGGAGCTCCGGAAAAGCGAGTACTGGTGCGGCGAGATGGACGAAGCGACCGATTTCTATGCAGATACGGTCATGGAGCGGCTTGCAGCATCGGGCGAGGACGCGGAGCTCATGGTAGAGCAGCAGCTTGACCTCGACGCATGGGCTCCGGAGTCCTTCGGCACAAGCGACGCTGTCATCATCGGCGGCAGCACAATCGAGGTGATCGACCTCAAATACGGGAAAGGCGTGAAAGTGGACGCGCCGGGCAATCCGCAACTTAGGCTTTATGCGCTCGGCGCGGCGGCGCTCTTCGGAGATATCTACGATTTCGACACCGCGCGCTATACCATCATTCAGCCGCGCCTCAGTCATATCAGCACCGAAGAGCTTCCGCTTGATGAGCTCTTACGCTGGGGAGAGACAGAGGTAGCGCCGCGAGCCAAGGAGGCCTTTGAGGGCTCGGAGCATTTGTCCTGCGGGGACTGGTGCCGCTGGTGCCCGGTAAGTGTACGCTGCCGAGCACTTGCAGAGTACAACCTCGCCGTTGCAAAGGACGATTTCAAAAACCCTGCTCTGCTCACCGACGAGGAAATCGGCGAAATCTTAGGACGCGCCGGAGAGCTCAAATCGTGGGTCGATGCAGTGCAGGCGTGGACACTTGACCAGGCGCTTAAGGGCCGGCACTTCGACGGCTGGAAGCTTGTCGAGGGACGGTCGGTCAGACAGTACGCGGACACCTTAAAGGTCGCCGATGCGCTTAAGGCAGCAGGGTTTGACGAAGCGATGCTCTACGAGCGGAAGCTCTACGGCATCACAGCAATGGAAAAGCTTGTGGGCAAGAAAAAGCTCACCGAGACGCTCGGAGAGCTCATCGTAAAGCCCGCGGGGAAACCGGTCTTAGTACCGGAGAGTGACAAAAGAGACGCTATTAATTCGGCAGCAGCCGATTTTGAAAAGGAGATTTGATTATGAGTACAAAGGTCGTCACAGGTTTGGTTCGCTTCAGTTATGTAAACATCTTCAACAGCCGCTCTTTCCAGGCAGGACAGGATGCGAAATACAGCATCTGCCTGCTCATCCCGAAGAAGGACAAAGAGCTGGTGAAGAAATTGAAGGCAGCGATCGACGAGGCTGTACAGGAGGGCATTGCCTCCAAGTGGGGCGGCAAGAAACCCGCGAGCCTTAAGCTTCCGCTCCGCGACGGTGATGAGGAGAGAGCAGCGGAGGCTCCGGAGTACGAGCGCATGTATTTCCTCAATGCGAACAGCACGAAAAAGCCGGGCATTGTCGACAAGGATTTGAACGAAATCCTCGACCCCGAAGAGGTTTACTCCGGCTGCTGGGGTCGTGCGTCCATCAATTTCTACGCCTTCAACACAAACGGAAACCGCGGCGTCGGCGTCGGCCTCAACAACATCCAGAAAATCAAAGACGATGAGCCGCTCGGGGGCACACGCGCTTCGGCTGAGACCGATTTCGGCGATGATTTCGAGGTCGATGAGGACGACGATTTCTAAAGAGAGGAGCTGCATATGCGCAGAGTGATGGGCGTCGACATCGAGACGTATAGCTCTGTGGATCTCATCGAGTCCGGCGTCTACAGATATGTGGAGGCGCCGGACTTTGATGTACTACTGATCGGCTATAGCTACGACGATGAGGACGACGTACATGTGATTGACACCATGTCAATCGACAGAGATACAGACGAAGAGCTCCGCCGCTTTTGCGAGGCTCTCACGGATCCCGATATTCTAAAGACCGCTTACAACGCAAATTTCGAGCGCACCTGTCTTGCGCGGTGGCTTAAGGAGCCTATGCCGCCCGAGCAATGGCAGTGCACGATGATTAAAGCGCTGACGCTTGGCTTGCCCGGAAGTCTTGCAAGCTCCGGAGTGGCTCTCGGCCTGCCGGAAGACAAGCTAAAAGACCCGCAGGGTAAAGCGCTCATCCAGTATTTCTCAAAGCCCTGT